AACTATCCGCCACGATAGGCCATTTTTCTGATTCCGGCACCGTCATGAATAGCTCAGGCGTGTTGACGATCTCGCAGCCCACCATAAACGCCTCGTAATCGATATACAGAGCTCGTCCTACAATGTGACAGCGCACCAATGTTGTCGGGTCAGTTGCGAATCCCCAGTCAGCGCCGAGCCGATGAACCGCGTCTTTTGGCGCTTCAAACTCCTCCACACGCCAGTTCTGAAACACGCGAGCACTGCTATTCTGCAGGTAGCCACCACGCCAGACGTGCGCATATTTGTCTGGATCGCGCCCTCGGTCGTATTCCATCTCTGCGCGTAGCACGTCTGGAAACCACGGGTTGTCGTCGAAGTTGACGGCCAACACAACCGAATCGGGAGGCGGCTTCTCGCCACGCAATAGCACATCAACCGGGTCCGTCGACTGGCTCGGATTCCACGTGAACCAGAGCTCGGAGCCAGGCTTTCGGATCGTCGGTCGCAGCAAGTCTAGGCTTCGCTGTGACAGGCTCTGCGCCTCCTCTACCCACGCGCAATCGTAGCCTTCCAGCGACTTGATCGAGTCGGCTGTGTGGTTCTGCATGCCCTGAAAAATAATCATCCCATCGCCGCGCTTAGACTTGATGCACGCCTCCTGCACTTCGAAATACGCGCCCGCATTCATCTGCTCAATCTTCAGCTCTAGCAGGCGTTTAACAGACTGAGCCAGCGATTTCTGAACCTCACGCACGCATACACTGCGCCGCTTCTGGTCCATGATGTGCGCCTCGATTAGCATCTCGGCGAAGGCGTGCGATTTCCCAGAGCCGCGCCCACCATGCGCGCCTTTATAGCGTGCAGGTTCTAGCAGTGGCAGAGCCCATTCTGGCGTTTCGATGCGTAGGGTGGTCACTTCTTAACCACCACGCGCTCGATAGTTTTTATTTCCAACGGCCCGCCGTCTGCTCCGCTTACCTCGTGCCTTTGCGTCTCCGACCATCGCATCTGGGTTTTGCTCCACCAGATCATGGCCGCCGTGTCGCCGCCCATTGCCTTCTGGAACAGCGTCCGACCGACGCCTGAATTGGCCTTAGCTTTTCCGGCCACTAGTTCGGTTGCGAAGTGCTTGCGCAAGGTGTCGCCATCAATACCGCCGCGCACCAAAATGGCAATCTGCTCAATCGGCAGTCCGTAGCCTGACATAGCCTCGACCTGTTTGCGCTCTGCGTCGGTCGGCTGGAATGGAGGCTGACCAGCGCCAGGACGGGCACCTCCATGCCCGTTTTGCTTTTTTAAATCCGAAGTTTCAAGTTTTTGTTTTTTAGTCGCCATGTTTAACCTGCGCGAAAGGTTCGCCAGTTTCTGCGTGTGTTGCCTGCTTGCCGGTGAAGTCCTGCCAGCGTTTGATGATGACGTCAACGTATTGAGGCTGAAGCTCCATTGTGTAACAGATGCGCCCGGATTTTTCCGCACCCATCAATGTTGAGCCGCTGCCGCCAAACGGTTCTACGCACAAGCCGCCTTTTGGCAGGCTGGATTTCATCACGCGCTCCATCATAGCAACAGGCTTTGGCGTTGCGTGGCCGTGGCGTTCGTTGCCAGTCACGCTTCCAAACTCCCAAACATCGGTCATCTGTTCATGCGTGTTATCAAAAAACGCTCTGCTTTTGTTAAAGTCTGCTTCAAGTTGTTTATACGGTTTTGCAAAAGCTTTGCCTTGTGCTTTTTTCTGCAAAGTTTCGTAGGCTTCTTTGTGCGGAATTTGAAATTGACTTTTTGAAAAATAATGCGTTGCTGTGCTTTTTCCTAAGATTTCACACACATCTGAAACAGCCCAGTTCATAATTTTTCTTTGCTCTGTCAAATAATCAAAAACAGAAAGCCACGCCTCTGAAAAATCGTCCACATCCTTGCTTGCTTCTTGCTGACCAAGCATAAAAAAAAGGCAGTGTTCGGTGGATGTCGGAAAGCTACGATACTTTGCGCTGTTCATTCCTTGCGCTGTATTTTTTTTCCACACAATTTGATTTCTTATGGTAATCCGTTCTGAGTCTTTTAAGCCACCTTTGTACCAAAGGCTCCACAACTCTGGCGCATTGCCCCAAATGTAGGCACTGGCGTTGTCTTCAAGAAAGGTGCGGAACGTTGCCCACCATTCCATCTGAAACTTGTCTAGCTCGTCATCGTATATGTTGTCGTTGGCCACGCCATCGGATTGCTTTCCCATGCCGTAAGGGGGGTCAGCATGAAGCAAGGCAGCGCGTTTGCCCGCCATCAACTTATCCACAGCATCCACGCTAGTGCTGTCTCCGCACATCAGCCGATGCTTGCCAAGAACCCAAACATCGCCAAGAACAGTGACCGGCTGCTCAGGAACCTCTGGCACGGCATCCTCATCGGCCAGGCCAGGCTCGATCTGTTCTGGCATCAGAGCCGCGATCTCCTCATCGGTAAACCCCACCAAGTCCAGGTCAAATCCAATATCACCAAGCTCATTTAATTCCAGAGCCAATAACTCGTTATCCCATCCAGCATTCAGCGCCAGCTTGTTGTCAGCGATGACGTAGGCACGTTTCTGGGCATCGGTCCAGCCAGCAGCCACCATGACCGGCAATGATCCCATGCCAAGTTTGCGCGCAGCCATAACGCGCCCATGCCCGGCAATAATGCTCCCAGACTCATCCACCAGCACCGCCGTGGTAAATCCCCACTCACGGATGCTGGCCGCGATCTGTGCCACCTGCTCCTCGCTATGCGTGCGCGAATTTTTTGCGTATGGCACCAGCTTTTCAATGGGCCACTGCTCTACCTTGTCGGCCGGATTAAATTTCATCAATCAAACTCCTCACAATCTAAAACAACACAATTTCACACATTCCACTTGCACCTAATATTTGCATGCCCTATAGTTGACACATCAACGCAAACAAACAAGGAGAAAAAAATGCATCAGCAATACATCCTAAACGCCGCTGGCCTGCAAGCAATCAACGAGTTCGTCACAAAGCATTCAGCCTGCAAGATCCCCACCGAGCTTTACCAGATAGCAGAGATGGAACGGAATACCATCATGACGCAAGGCTATCCAGGACTAGTCTTAATTGACAAATACATCAGCAAAGACGGGAAACAACACGTTCTCTCACTAAATCCTGAATGGTTCGATATTAACACCGGCGACGAGTAAAAAATCAAAACCCCCTTGACCCTGCAACGCATACAACCGCACCACTAGGCAGGCGCTTACATACAATCGTTTGCGCCTGCGCAGCGCCAGAAATAAAGCAAAACGCAATTAGCGCTGCCGCAAAGGTTTTGTAGGGTTTTGTTGTCATTTTTAATTTCCCTCTTTTTCCAATCTGTTTACCACCAACTGCGAGTAACCGCAGATATCAATCCAATTATCAAGGTAATTCGGGTCGCCGTTCAAAATCCTAGCGACCTTATGCTGGATCATTTCCAGCGCCTCTCGCTGGTCCTCTGCGAGCCGTTCCCACCCTGACCTCGCGTACATCACATCTTTAAGCGCTTGGCTAATACGCGCATGGTTCTCAAAAGTTCCGTAGCGAGCCTCGCGGCCTGCAAGCATCTCATTTACGTTAATTGTCTGATTCATACTTCCTCCCTGTGGATAACTTTACTGTGTGAAACATTGCTTCTTGATACAGTATTTCGCTGCATCGATTGGTAACTGGTAACCGTCTCTAAAGAGACGGATTACCAAAGTTACCGAATATCGCTGCTTTTGCCCCGGTAACTCGTATCGTTTTTTTACGTTACAGTTACCAGTTACCGACTATCATGCTGTGGATAACCTGTGGACAACTAATAATCATCTCTCGCTTTTCCTGATCATCATGGCGCTTGACTGGGCCTCATCAATGACAATCCAGCCATGCTCGAATGCCTCGATAATCTCTGCAATTAGCAAATCTGCAATAAGTTTGCCCGGCACGCTGGGCTTAATGTATTGCTTGGCCGATGCCTCGCTTACGCCCATTTTTTGAACGAAATAATCCATCATGGCGGATCTGCTAATGTAGGGCAAACCGTTGCGCTCTTCTGCTCCAGATGCCCACCACGCATTTTCATAGGTTTTTCGGTGGCTTTCAATCTTGCCGTCTTTCTTGGCGGTTTTGACTGGTGCCGATGTTTGCACGACAACTGCGCTCGTTACCTGCTGCCCGTCCTCGTCCATCCAGCCAGGTATTGCCACCGTCTGAAGCTCAACAAAAACCGTCTCTGCAATTTCGGCATCTTTACTTTTGCGCTGCA